GAAATAGTATTGGGTGCGATGGTGAGGGTGCGGGTGGCTGTTAGTGTCGCTGAAGAGGTAACCTTGAAGTACATAGCGCGAGCAGGATCTGTTGTCCCATCGGCAACGGTAGTGGTTGCATCTGCGTCGGATGAGAAGCAATCCTGCGTGCCATAGCCCAGCGCCTCACCGATAAGCTCGAGGTTTGTATTGGTACTGGTTCCCCACGTACCGGCCTCATCACCCGTCGCTATTTCCTTTAATCTGAGATCATTGACGTATGTCGCCATTTCATATCCTCATGGTTGCTATGCAACTTTCTTCCAATTGGGAGTTTGACTGCCATCAATAACTACCCATGTTGGTGTTTGTGAATCATTTATATCCTGCCAGTTGCCGTCCGGTCCCGGAGGTATCTGGTCCCAAATAAATACACTGCCAATTTCTGTTGTTAACTGTAACCCTATAGGCGTTACATTAGCGCCCGCCGAAACAATAACAGACCCATCAGAAACCGTGGCCTCATTGCCCGTAACAGCAATCGTCTGACCAAACGCAATAAAGACAGTGCCGACTTGAGCCGTCGCTTGCTCGCCTGTTGCGGTAACAACTCCCGCCCCAGAAACAGCTACACTGCCCACACTTGACACCAAAGCATCACTGGTCACAGAGACGTTTGCATCAGCTTGTACGGTTGCTGTTCCGTCGCTTGCTGTAACGCTATTACCCGTTACGGAAGCATTTGCAGTTCCTGTAGCTGTTACATCACCCGCCGAGGCGGTAGCTGATTCACCTGTTGGACTAACCAAAGCATCAGCAACAATAGAAACATTACCGACCGATGCCGTTAATGATTCGCCAGTAACAATGACATTTGCATCGGCAAGGACAGTTACACTGCCGATACTTGCTGTTACCGACAGACCTGTTGGTGATACAACAGCTTCTGCGATAACAGTTACAGATCCAGATGATACGTCTGCTTGTTCACCTGTAACAGCAACATCAGCATTTGCCGCAACAACAACAGTGCCAACACTAGCTGTAGCTTCTTCCCCCGTTAGGGATACATTAGCCTCAGCTACTATAGATACGGAGCCTACGGAGGCAGTTGCTCCCGGTAACGCGGTAGTCTGGCCCCAGCCTGCTTCGCCCCACCCTTGAGTGGAACTACTCCAACCCTCAAAGGCGACGACGACATCAGCCATGTTTTACTCCTTAAGCAATACGAATAATCGCGTTGCTTGCGTCTGCTGTTGGGAACTGAATAGTAAAGTCACCCGCAGTAGAAGTCTTATCTCCACCAAAGTCCAATATCAATACGGAGCGGTTAGCAGAGCCAGCCGTTGTTGAGGAGTTATAAATCATTGCTCCTCGTGCCGTGATGGTTGCGCTGGAAAACGTAAGATCGGCAAAGTCGGTCAAGGCTGTAGTGCCTGATGTGGTTGGCGTAACGTTAGTTAGCGTGCCGCCACCTGACGAATACCCTGTTCCACTTGCCTCGTTAGTCGCTGTAAACGCTGTAGTAGAAGCACCAAGTGTTGCAGAGCTTGTATACAACGCCAGCTTAAATGTGTTTCCGGTTCCAGTTGTGGTTGTGGTGCCACCGCCAGAGCCGTTAGTTAAATTGTGTATCCCCTGCAAGATTTCTTGCTTAAAGGATGTGCATATAGCCTGAGTAATCGCCATTACATTTTCCTCAAAATTGCCGCGACATCTTCATAGCCATTGCGCTCTAGCTCGGCAATGGTATCTGTTTTACTGCTGTTAATAGCTTCCTGCATGTACGTTTTAATTACATGACGAATGTTGTCCTTGAAAGCTTTTGCTTGCTGGACTATCTCTGGGTGATTCTTATCCCCCACAGAAATAATGGTATCTGTTGCTCGATCAGCCCAGTGATCAACACTAAGCCCGCCGTTATCGGTTGTTACTACATTGACGGTTCCGGCTTGCGCCACGCTTATTTCAAACATTTAACCCCTCGGCAATCTAACTGCGCCAGACCGATAACTATCAGTCGTGCTGTAACCCTCTCCAAGCGCCTTTAGCTTACCAAGCGCGTCTTCATATCGCGTTGCGTACAACTGCATCAAGTCAGGATCACCCTTCAGGAAGGTGTAAGACTCTAGCAAGCAACCATACAACAAAGAGCTTTCTGCGTTGTTGCCTAGCCAGCTAGTGCCGCTTGGTGCAGTCGTGATTGACTCAGGCTTGTAAAAGTAATGTAGCTCTACGGTGAAACCAGAGCTTGGTGTTGGCCCAAGAATAAACGACGCATCATCAAACAACGCATAATACTTGGGCGTACCTGTTACTGTCGAATCTGGGTACGCCTCCCTAATAAAGTTTACGTCTTTAAATAGTAAGAACTCGTAACCACTGTTATCTACAGCCAAGGAGTACGGCGCAAGAAAGTCAGACGGCGTGGATAAATACTGGTTGCTTGCCGTGAGTGTCCCTGTTTTGTTCACCCGAAAATCGGGCAACTGTACAGATTTAAGAATGCGATCTTCCGCTTGGGTAATGATCGTATCAAGGTTATTAACAAACGTGGTTTCTGTTGTTTGCAAATAATCCTGTATCGCTGTCTTAAGCGTTGCTAATGTCCAAGCCATTACGTCACCACCGTTACGCGGCCCGCCTGAGCCACAATATCTAATCCTACTGTTCGACTGCCTAGCTCTGTAATGCCACCACCCACAGGGTTAAATGCAAACAGCTCACGACTTTCTTCTTGCGCTCGATCAGGACGCGGATTACGTAACGCTTGCGGGTCGTTTGTACGAACACGACCAAGTTGCAACTGAGGCTGATCTGGGTCAACAACATCTCTGCCTACCAATAATCCTGTGGGCCGCTGATTGACGATCTGAGGAACTAGATCTTTCTTTGGGTATCTAAACCCAGTTAAATCGCAGAACCCAAATGCGTATTTTCCTTCAGCGTAACTCAAAACTGATAACCTCCGGGGACAACATACAGGGACGCTTTCTCCCGTGCAGAGTCTGCCGCAAGGTTCCATTGCTCATCATAATCTGCCTTCAACAACGGTGCGCGCTCCGATGCCGCTGGGTATTTAATCGCTAACTTGTAGGCGAGTCCAGCAACAAAGCAAGGTAGAAAACGAGCAGGAAGATCAATGTTATTAGATGCTGGCTTACCAGCGTCTTCAATCCTTTCCATATAGTAGTAGCCAAGCGTATAGGTTTCTTGGCTATCCGGGACAGGCCAGACATTAATTGCAATTCCATCAGGTGTTTGTTCCACGTAGAACTCAAGGGGCTTTGACTGTGTAAGCTTGTTCGACAGGTGAGCGTACTGGCTAACCGATATGCGCGACATTGACTGATCAAACTGACTGGCAGTTTCTCCTGCATCTGTACGGAGGTATGCCTCAATAATGTCGAAGATCTTGCTATCCAGTGCATAGCGTGACGTGCCGGGCGTAAGAACTTGCGTGCCTTCTTTGACTGTCCACAAGTTAAGTCCACGGTTTTGCCACTCGAGCATAAGCAGATCAATACTTCTGCGAGCGGTGCGATAGTCATACCCACTGCGAAGCTCTAGTCCAGCGCGCTCAAACGCCTCTTCAATAGCATCGCTAAGATCGAGGTTGAATGCAAACGTGCCGCTAGTGGCCATCTAGATTACCCTGCCTCGCGTTCTGCCTTGACGAGCAATGCCGTCTATGGACTTAACCTTACCCCCGGCCTTCATTCTTTGAACTTGGCTGTTAGGTAAAACTCCGGCATCTTCTCTTTGCTGAACGGTTTTGTTATTCATTTCAGCCATCGCCATTTCTTCTTCTTTTCTTTTTTTCTCGTCACGCTTATCAAGAACATTGTTAGCAAGACCGCCAAGAATGCCCATAGAGGGGAGCCTGCCTTTTGACAAGGCATACGCCGGGCTTATTGCAGATAAAATTTTCTTTTCGTTTTTGCCCATTACGGTCTCCTTGCCTTTTTGTTTTTGCGCCTACGTGTTTTTGGCGCGTTCTTAACTTGCTTACCTGTCTGTGCTCTGCTAATTGGCATGACTACTTGCGCCTCGACTTAGCACCCACGCACTTCCAACGTTTACGTGATAAATTGTTAGGAGTGTTAGGATCGTTTTGCTTCTTTTTTGGCAAGCGTTTTTTAATTCCTAGCGATCTAGCGCAGTAGCTGTCGCCTTTGCTAGTGCCCGGCTTTACTCTAGGGCCGCCACCTTTTGCTTTGCCAGCCTGACCGTAGCTAACCTTCTTGCCAGACGACGTTACTTTAACTTTCGCCTTTCCTTTTGCGGGCTTTCCAGTAGCCATTATCTGTGCCTCGCTGTTTTCTTAGCCACCTTCTTTGGTTGTTTAGAGAACTGCTTGCCTTTCTTAGTGTCTTCTCTTTTCTTTTTACTGGTAGCTGAATACTCTTTTGCACTCAGAGACTTTATGGCTTTCTCAGGAAGATACCGCTCACCCGTCGCCTTTGAGCCTTGCGTTGACGGCTTGCCTGACTTGGTACGCCACTTCTGTTTAGTCCAATTCTTAAGGGACTTCTGAGATTTCTTCAGGGCCATTAGTCCTTATAGCCCCCGCCAGAGTCTTTATATTTTTTGGCCAGCATCTGCGCTTTACGCGCAGACCACTGACCGGGTTTACCGCCCTTACCGCCAGCCTT